TATTCCTTATCCGGATCGTAACCAAGCAGGCTGTTCCGCAATTTCAAAACAGGCGAGATTACAAGGTTGAGTTTCGGTTTGACTTCTTTTTCCCACCATTCCTGAATTTCTTTTACAACAGCCGTTGCAGCAGGGAATAGAACATCGCCAATCAGCCAGCTCGCCGCTTCAGAAATTTCCTTCGAGAGATCTCCCCACCATTCTGCGAACTTTTCCTTAATGGCTTCCCAGGCATCTTTCGCCGCGCCGAATACGATCATCCCGATGGGCCATGCAGCTCCGCTGACAATGAACGGCACGATCTTATCCCAGTATTTACTGAATGTGTCCTTGATGGTATTCCATACCGCTTCAGGATTCGACAGCCATGAAAGGTCAATATTCCCGATTGACCACACCGCGGCCCCAATCAGGAACTGCTTGAACCCTTCCCAGAATTCTGTGAACTTTTCTTGAACCATGTTCCACATGTCTTGAGGAGAAGGGAACTCAATGCCGCCGTCAGGGCTTTCACCGAAAACGATTTTCAAAACACCGGACAGCGCACCCTTAACAGCCCCCCACGCATCTTCAAGACCTTTCTGCAGGATGGTGAGCCATTCTCCGGTATCAGGCCAGTCAATGCCGCCTTCCTCGTCCTCACCGAATACAAGCCGAAGCAAAGAACTCGCCGCGCCTTTTACTGTATCCCACAGGCCAAGGATAATATTCTCAACGAGCGTCGCCCATTCGGAGGCATCGGGCCATTCAATCCCACCGTTTTCATCTTCACCGAAAACCAGTTTGAGGCCCGATTCAGCCACCGACCGGACAAATCCCCACAGCTCACCCAGCTTCGCCTCGACAATCTCGCCCCATTCTCCGGGCGTAGGCCAGTCAATGCCGCCTTCCGCATCCGTTCCGAAAGCCAGCCTCAGAATATTGGTCGCGAGGCCCTTTACGCCGTCCCACAGCTCCGTCAGCGCCGGTTCAATCTTGCCCCACAGCTCGCCCAGGGACGGCAGCGTGAAGTTTCCGTTTTCATCCAGGAACAGCGACAGGCCGTCCACAATATTCCCGATGGACCGGACAAAAGGATTCTCGCTGGCCTTGAGCGAACTGGACAGGTTTTCCGTCACTTTCGCCAGCGCCGGCACGACCTTCGTCTTGATCGTGTTGATCAGCTTCGGGATCACCTTCTTGAACAGGGCGTCAAACAGCTTCCCGCTGCTGATCGCGTCGGTGATCCCTTTCAGAATATCCTTTGCAAGGCTCTTCGCCGCCGGGAGGATATCCGTCTTCAGAATGCTCCAGACCTCCGGCAGCGCGTCCTTGACCAGCCCGATCAGCGCCTTGATCGTGCGCTTGAATACTGGCTTGATATTCTTCAGGAATGTCTTAACGTTTGCGGAAACCGTGTCCATTGCCTTTCCGACATCGCCGTTCGGATCTGCAATCGTGGTCAGCAGATCCTTCCAGGACGCTTTGAGCATCCCCAGCGATCCGCTGATGGTTTCCCGCGCTTCCTTCGCCGTCGTTCCGGTGATCCCCATCTCGTTCTGGATCGCGTGGATCGCCTCATACACGTCGCTCAGGTTTTGGATATCATACTTGACGCCGGTCAGCGCGGTCGCATCCTTCAGCAGCCGCTCCATCTCGGACTTCGTGCCGCCGTAGCCCAGCTTCAGGTTGTCCAGCATGGTATAGTTCTGCTTCGCAAAACCCTGATACGCGTTCTGTATGGCGGACATCTCCGTGCCCATCTTGTTTGCGTTATCAGCCATATCCTGGAGCGCCATGTCCGCCACATCGGCAGCCCTGCTCGTATCTCCGCCGAGACTCTGCAGCAGGGAAGCGGAGAAGCTGGTGACTGTTTGCATGTACTCGTTCGCGCTGATCCCGGCCGTCTCAAACGCCTTTTCCGCGTTCTTCAGCACCTTGTCGGACGCGGTTTTGAACAGCGTTTCCACGCCGCCGACCAGCTGCTCCCTTTCCGCGTAGGAACTGATCGCGGTCTTCACCATGTTCTTACCGATATTGCTGATGGTAGAGATCGCTTTCTCCGCGTATTTCGCGATCATCTGGCCCTTCGCGACCGTCCAGGCGCTCATCCTGCTTCCGGTATCCTTCAGCGCCTTCTCGGCCTTTGCAGCGCCGCTTTTCAGCTTCTTCTCGGACTTGCTGATGCCTTCGCCGACGCCTTTATCATTTACAGAAATGAGATATTCCAGTACGCCTAACTGCACTGTCTATCCCTCCAATAGCCGTTTTACAATGTCATCCTTGATTTCCTGCGCGGTCCTGGTATCTTTCATCTCCGGATGGATCAGCTCCACATACTGCGGCATACTCAGCGTCTGTCCGCCTAAACTGTACAGCCCGGCCGCAATCGTCCACAGGCATTGGTTTGCGTAAACCTCATACCGTTCGCGTTCCAGATCCTCCTGGAGCAGCATCGCGATAGCGCCCGTTCCGTGATATCCGTACCTGATCAGCCCTGTGACGATTCGTCTGCGGTCTTTTTCATCCGATCCCCGAATGATGTAAAAAAATCACGCAGTTCCTCGTCCTCAATGCACTCCCTCAGGACCTTCACCGTTTCCAGGAACTTCATTTTCGCCGCCTTCGCGCGGCTCTGCTCCGTCAGCGCACCGACAATCTCAAACAGATCGTCCCGGTGCGTTTTCATGGCGTAAAGTACGAAATCCGGCAGCACCTTTCCGATGCGCTGCAGCACAATCTCGCCCTCAAGCGCCTTGTACTTGTTAATGATCTCCTCAATCGTTTTGTCATCACACATATTCCCAAGCGGAATGGCCAGCCGGGTAAACACGTCCGCCGCCTGTTCATTGGTCATCTCTGAAATCTTCATTGCTTTTTGTCCTCCTCACAAAAAGTAGCGGGGTGGGGGAGTCTCATCCCTCACCCCGTAGTGGGTCAACCTTCGCCTGGATCAGTTTCCTCAGGCTCAGCCTCCGGTTCTTCTTCGCTATCCCCGGCAACAGGACTCTCACTCAGAGGAGTTGTCAAGTTGTCGGAAGGTCGAAAAAAACCACTTCAAACGGCGCTTCATCGTAATCGTCAACAGCTGCCTGCCTGGCATGGAACTCAGCCGCCAGCGTGCCCTCTCCCTTGTCGGTGTAGGTGAACGTGAAATCGGCGGTGTTGATCGCGTTCTTCAGGCAGATCAGCACAAGCCGTCCAGAGCTTCCGACGCTTCCGACCCAGCAAATATTGGTCAGATAATCGCTGGAGGAAATCGCGGTATTCATCTTCACCGTCGTTTTTTTGCCGCTCGTAGTTGCCGTTCCGGTAGCCAGCAGGACCTCAAAGTTGTCCGCCGTAACCTCGACCAGCGTTGTGCTCAGGTAGGCGTCCGTGCTATCCACGAAGTCGCTGCCCTTGAAGCCGTACCGCATGCCGTCGATTTCAGGCGTCCTGGTTTCCCTCGTCACGTTGAACGTGCCGCCGCCCCTGGTCGCGCCCAGCAGCTCGCCGATCGGGTTAGATCCGCCGCTGATAATGTTCGCGATCGCCGTTTTCAGAGCGGTCGCGTCCGCAATGCTGGCGTAGCTCAGGTCCTTCAGCAGGATGCCGGCGTTGAGCTGCAGATTGTCAAACGTGCCGGCCCGCAGCGCCGTAATATTTCCAACTGCACCCATATGTCTCATTTCCTTTCCCCGGGTTATTCACCCGGCATGATGTATGCGTTGATCCAGAGATTGAAGTAGGCATACCGGTAGTCGCCGTCAACCTGGATCTGGATCTGTTCGTCATCCGGCTGCCAGATGGTCAGGTATCCGCCTCCGTCCAGCGGAATGCTGTGCTCCGCTGATCCGATGGCCGCAGTGATCTGATCCGCAATCTGAATAATCCTGGTATTGGATCTGGTCCTGTCCCAGATCCGCACCGGGATCGATGCCTTCCGGGTCCATCCCGGAACGTTCACGGAGTAGACGATGTACGGCAGCTCAACGTCATCCGGCACAGAATCATCCGAATACGCCGGATATCCGAACCCGGAAAAAAAGGTTTTCAATGCCGCCGCCGCTTTATACATTCTTCTCTCCTGTTCCGTTGGGCAGTTCCCATTTTTCCACCTCGATCAGCCGCTTTCCGATCGGGCTGAATCCAGGCGTCATCCGGTCCGTGCCCGGGTTGGTAACCCGGTAGATCTGGCTGTTGTCCGTCCTGCGGAAGACTTCGTGATAGTCAAGGTCCAGCGTTTTATCCACGTAGATCCGGTACACCCGGCTCACGCCCTGCTGTTCCGCGACCGTCATCTCCGGCGCGCTGATATACTCCCACGCGGCGTCAAACTCCGTGCTGCTGTCCATCCACGCGATGGT